GGTCTGTCCCCAGCCATCAGAGTGTTTGCCAGATACTTTCTCTACAGTCACATTACCAAATAAATCTATGTGTTCTTCTTCATGTACGTTGTGAGATAGTTTCCCTGTAACAGAGAATGCTGAACAGGGTGGTGAACCATCCAGAATATCAATCTCACCTACACCGACACCAGCTGCGTCTAGGAAATCCTTACCATTTAGTTCCTTGATATCGCCGGGCAGAATAACCGTTTCTGGATAGTTCTCAGCATAGGTCTTCTGTGCCTCTTCAACAAACTCGTTGATGACAAGAACCTTACCACCAGCTAGACGATAGCCTGTGGATGAACCACCACCGCCGGCGAAGGTCGATATGACTTTAAACTTCTCTTGTGCAGATGCATCATATACATCTTGTAATTTATATGGGGAGTACACCATTGCTCCAATCTCTACAAACGTCCATCACTCTTTTGCGATTTCTAAAATTTATCTTCTTATTATTTAGCAGTGTTTCAAACAACTTATCCACGCCAGCGCCAAGATGTAAATTTATATGAGTCTCTATTCTACCAAACTTTTTAAATTCTGTAAAGTCTCTTCTGACAATATTTTTCTGTTTTGGTGTATTTAATTCTCTATAAGTTTTACTCATCAAATAGTCACGCACATCTTCATCAAGATATGGTATAATATGTTTCTTGTTATGTTCAATAACCAATTTATTGTGCCAATCTAATCCAGCACATTGTCCTTCTACAAAATAAGCTTCTCTAAACTGATTAAAGGTTAATCTTTTCTGGTTATGATCTTTACAATATGCTACATAGTTTCTACCTTTCTGCATTGAACTATAACGCATCATTGCCTTCTTACTTACACCAAAATATCCATCAGCACCCCAGCCAGTTACAACATAAGTTTCTTTTATTTCTGGATATACATACAAAAATGGAAATACTGTTTCAAAATGAGTTTTCTTCCGGCAACCCAAAGCGACAAGTCTATGCCAATCTTCAATAAGATTATCTCTAGGAACTACGATTGGAGTAAAGTTCCATTGCATTTTATAAGCAACTTCAGCTGCTTTTGTAAAATCATATGACGTTTGTTCTCCTAGTTGAAAACTGTACGCATGAATCTTCTTACCAGCATGATGAGCTGCAAGACCTACAGATATAGAATCAACGCCACCAGATAGCAAAACGGCAATTTCACTATCTGGCACGTTATTTCTAATGTGTTCTACTAGAAGATTTTTAATCATATGTTATGCGGCAATATTTAAACCAAGAAGTTCCTTATATTTCTCTAAACTCATAGTTCCCATTGCCTGATTATGTACCATTGAGGTAACTGCAAGGTTTTTCCACACTGTCCGGCCACCTTCTTTATGCGAAGTAATGTGTGCCATAACAGAATTATCAAGATTTAATGGTTTACCATCAACAGCATCTACAAAATCTTGCTCAGAAAGCTTTTGTTCTTTCCAAATTGTGGGGAATGCACGCCGTGGGTCTTTGAGTTGAACATACTTGAGAATATCAAAATCTTCTAACATCCATACTACAGTTTGGTTAACCTTTTCAAAAGTATCATAGTGACCCATATAACCACGGAAAGCTTCTACTACAGTTCTACCACTCTTATCAAAAGGTAAATTGATCAGCTTCCTATACTTGCCTGTTGGATAGGCTGCCGTATATAAATCAAATACCCTCTTGAATTCACGATAGAATTCAGTATTGTCAATTACATCAAAGTCCTTATATGTATCTTCCATGTAAAAATATAGGCGAGACAACATGATAAACTCTTTCCAATATAAACCTTTCTTAATAGAATTCTTACGGGCATATGCCATGTCATTCAAGAATGAAAGCAACTTATCAACTTTCTTCTTTAACTTTTCCATTTCATCCACAGTAAGACTTTCATCTGCATACATCTTTTCAAGGTCTTTATCAGATGCCTTACCGATACCACCACCATCATAGAAACGGAAATAGAAGCGAGCAACAGCTTCATCCATTCTCAAACGGCTGTTGTTAAAAGACAGGTTATCAAAGATATATTCTTTCTTGTTAGTATCAAACTTTGCAGAAAACAACTTATTAATCTTGTTGTTTATACCAGCAACGATACGAACAGTCTCCCGAACATGTTCAGCAATTGGAATTTCACCATAAGAATTCATTTCTTCTTGATGATTTACATCCGTTGTCTCATTTAATGTACGAAAAATGTATCCCTTGAGAAATGTGGGAAGAGGATCATAGATGCAAAACGTAAGTTCCGTATCAAGAAAAGCTTTCTTGTCCTCAGCTGACAAATTTTTGTAATAAGTTTGTGTTCCCCACAACGGAAACTCACCCTCAAAAAAATATTTGATGTATCTCTTACGATGACCACCGTCAATGCTTTCATAAACGAATGACGCATTTTCTGTTCGCACCAAAGTAATCTGTCCGATATCAATTCCTTCAAGAATTGTTCCAATGATACCTTGAGCCTTTGAAGGTTTTGTTTTACCTAGAAGCACAGTTGTTGTATTAAGTCGTTGACCTACAGGTTGTACATCAATAGTTGGATACCACTGCAATAAAAAATCACGAATGGTAACTGTTTCTTTTATATAGCGCATTGTCATAATTATCTTTCCTTATATAATTAAGTTTGGAATGATGCTGACCTAAGTTCTGACCATTCCGTTATATAATCAATATTGATTATTCTTATATAATATACGGCTTTCGTATAAAAGGCAAGTACCTTTTTTAAAAAAAATCCTCTAGAGTTCCTTGTGTGCCATAGCTGTCATCAATCTTCCACAGTATCTTCTCAGTTATAGTCCTTAGTGGTTCTACAAATGATTTAGTATATTGTTCATCATAATCTATTCGATCAAGAATATCAAGTTCTTTTGGGAAAGAAGTTAAAAATGAAAATGCACTTGAAGTATAAATGTTAGGTTGTTTCATGTGCAGAAAACGAATCTTATCCCCTTCCTGTATAAGAGGATACTTATTTGACATCTTGTGTTTCTTCACCAGATGATTATAAAGTATGGCTCCCTTACAATGAATGGGAGCGCCCTTTGCAAACATACCATTGGACGATGAAAACTTTTTAAGTCCATTTACCGAGCGAGGATATGCAATATCTTCTGGAGGCAAGTTCATAAATTCATCACGAAACTCTTGAATAAAACTATTCAATTCTTTCTCATCACCCGTCATAATGATGTTCAGTGCATCCTTAATCTTTTGTCTGCATACAGCTGGAGTTGATGACTTGACTGCTTCGATACCCATGATCTTGAGTTGAGGTGTCTTATAACGAACACCTTCAATATCCCATGCGTTCAAAATATATCTTTTCTTTGCAGTCCAGATTGCTTTGTCAGCAATTACCTCTCTTGACATTTTCATCTTTTGTTCATAGGCATTCATAGTTTTAGCAAGAGCCGTATAACTTTTGAGAATAAAAGGTTCCAGCTTCTCACTTGCAACCTTGTCCAAGAAATCGGTAATTTTCTCAGGTGTTCCTCTACCCTTAAACACCCTATCAACCAATTTGTCAAAAGTAATGTAAACTGAGTCGGTATCAGATGCAATAACATAGTCCTCGTTTTTTGTCTCCAAGAGTTTATTGAGGTAGATGTTAAGAGACTTTTCAATCCATCGAATAGATAGCTGACCAGAAGTTGTAATTGCAGTAGCGACCATAAGATCGAAATAGCGAAACCAACTATTCCCAATAGCACCATATGCCGAATTGAGAGATATCTTCTTTGCCATTTGGATGTTGTTGTATCTAGAAATATCTTTGAGGAGCTGGGGGTCTTTAGTGTCCTCATACTGTTGCTTAGCCTCGAGCATAAGTCTTTTGTATTTTGTACGATCATTGTACATAGTCTCCATTATTTCTGGCAAAAATCCTCGTTTGTCTTTTCGGAAGAATGCACCATTGGGAGTCATGCAATAATCAGTGGTATTTCTAATCTTACCATCAAGTATCTTATCAACCAGTCCTTCTTTTATTTCACTAGGCACAAGTGTCTCTGGTGAAATATTATATTGCATAATCAAATGTGGATATAGAGAATTCAAATCAAAACTCATAACCCATTTGTGCATACCAACTTGAGGGTCTTTTACATAAGCACCTTCGAATTTTTCTACCTTTTCCTTTTTTGAATTACGTTTTGGTGGAATGACAATATTCTTTTCACGCAAATGGTTATATATCAGAATATCCCAATAACGAACTGAACCAAGGACATCTGTATAGTTGACTTTGGCATCGTAAGCCATAGTTAAACATAATTGGATAAGTCCCATCTTGTCTTCTAATTTATCGACAATCTCAACGTCTTGAATATTGTATTCAATAAAAGACTGATAATCTTTAGTGTACCATTCACGAAAAGTATCAAAAGGATTTCCTGCTTTACGTTCACCCAATTCAACAAATGCAATATGATCTAACCGATATGACTCCTGAGCAGAATATGTGAACTTGCGATATAGATCAAAATAATCTAGTGCAGCAACACCTTGTATATCATATATCTGATGATCACGGCCCATCCGATAAAATACTCTATCCTTAACTCCACCCCACGGCGACAGACGTTTTAGTTCTTCTTCTCCAAACAACTTCTTGATACGGTTGCAAACATATGGAATATCAAAGAATTCAGTGTTCCAGCCAGTCACAATGTCAGGACAATACTTTTCCCAAAACACAAGAAACTCTTTTAGTAGATGTACTTCACTCTCACAATTTACATATGTTACATCTTCACGATCTGTTTTAAAATCACCAATGCCCCAAACAACAATGCGTTTGCTCTGGTGATTTTTGATGGTGATAGATAGAAGTTCTTCTTCAGCAAGTTCTGGTGAAGGAAATCCGTTTTCACATTGAACCTCAATATCAATTGTGACTATGAGAAGTTTCTCTAAATCCCATTCAACCCTGCCCTTGTAATTGTCAGCAATGTAAGCGTAAGGATATTGAGTATTTCCACAGATAAGTTCTGGTTGAGATTTATGATTTTCAACCCAGTCCTTAGCTTCTTTCATAGTGGGGAATGTCTTATCAGTGACATAACCACCATCAAGATTTTTGTATGGAGTTTTCTTCTCTACTGGAGTATAAAGTGTGGGGGAATATCGTACTCTAAAATTTTCACGTTTATTATTAATAACAGCGCGAACAAGAAGATTGTTGCCCCACTGAAGAACATTTGTGTAGAAATTCATATAATAACTATATCACCTTTAGAGCTATTTGTCAAGGACAAATTTGGTGGTTACGATATATTTTCTTTGCGGGTTAACCATTACATTAAGCATCCTCATAGTTTTTCTATTTAACAAAACATCGGTATTGAAATTATCTCTGTTATCTAAACCAAAAGTAATCTTACCATAAGACGATCCAGCAAATTCAAAATCCAAA